GTCGGATACGAGTCGAGTCCTTCTTTGCTCTGAGAGCGAATGAATTCCGTTACCCGAGCTTTCCCCTCAATTCCGTATTCATTCACAATCTGTACCATATCGCCTAAGAAGAAATCCTCTCCATATCGGTACATCCTCGTTGATTCAACCTTTCCCTCAAAGGATTTGGTTGCGATGTTCTCAGCCAGATTCTCTAAACCTCTTTGAGAAAGCTGTGCATTATACTCAGTGTCCGTCAAGGTTTCATTATCCACGGTCGAAGAAACATCCCTAGCATCCGTATAAAGCTCCCTTCGATTCAAACCTGTTCCGGCACCAGATGCACAAGCCACGGTTGTAGTCCTCCGATCAGCTCCTTCCCCCTCTCCGGCAACCAAAGTAACTGTTTTTAAAGTCTTCTTTGATTCCAGATAATTGGTATTGATTACATTCTCAAATTTTGGAGAAAAGATGACATATGGATTCGTAAACTGGTCGTAAGAACGATCTGCGCCTGCATAGAGCTTAAAGACGAACTTGTTATCATCGGACAGCTTGATTCGGAAACCGACATTCTTGGAATCGCACAGCTTTTTAATGGCATCATACAGATTGTCTCCGGTAAACTGTGCATCTACCGTCAGTCCGGTAATCGCCGGGTCCGTGGATGCCTCGAATATCAGTCCTTCTACCTTTCGGGAAGCATCGGAAGGATTGATGATATTCTCATCCAGCAGCTTTTTGATTCCATTTTGAAAGTTTCCGCTCAGAATCGTTTGCTTCCAAATAATGCGGCGCTCCAGAATGGATTCCAATGACCTTCCAGTGACCGTAAAGTGGTTTCCGTTTTCGGCATCAGACTCAATCTTTCTGTCCTCGACAATCATGGTCTGGTCGGATTCTTTCAGCCAGAGATAGTAGTCGTCTTTCAGGATTTCAAGAACAGAATCGTTAATGCTTGTATATACCTCGAAATCTCCATAGGCAGAATACCGCTCCGTCCATATCAGAGACTCAAAGGTATCAAGCACAGAAAGCATTTTCAGAAAAGTGTCCAGAACAATCAATTCCATAACTATACCCCCTCAAACGCTGTTCTGTTTTCAATCTTAAACTGCACATTGGTCGTTCCTTCTTCCACCACATAAGCGAAAATATTATCGCCTTTGGATAGCTGAAACCAGTCAGAATCTTTATCAAGGCAGTTTAAAATATTGGTGTAGATACCGTTTCGAAGAAGCGTAATTGATTTATCCCCTTTAATGGTGGAGATAATGATTTCATCGCCGGCAACCATTCCAGAACCGGTTAGCTGCTCCAATTTATCTGTATCAATACGCATTACCTCTCTCGTCCCGGTATTGTAAATCGTGATATTTCTCACATTTCCGATGGCATGAATGGTAATCACAACCCCGATCTCGGCATCACCGGAGTAATATACCGTCTGCTCGGTTTCATTCTTAATCTCGCCAAATTCAATCAAGGACTCGGTTAAAGATTCATTCGAAAAAGCGAACTCAAACAGAGGTTCCACTCCATAGAAGATAGTGGTATTAGTTCCATCCGGACCAGCAGAATAAAAATAAGGATCAGGACACACGATGGAAATCTGCGTCGTCTCATCGCTGCTGAAAATATCTGGTTCATTTGATTCCACATAACCATAAGTCTCACAAATACGATTATCTGTCTCTATGAGAAGCGTTACTTTCTTCTTTATCGGAAAGTATTTGTAGGAGTCATGTCTTGTGTCTTCAATCTGAGGATTAAACATCAGTTTCAGAGACATAACAATATTTCTGGAATTTACTCTTGCCGAGTTATACAGCGATCCGTCATTCGTAGAGATTTCTGTCGTGTTAATATCTGCTTTGCTCGGTCCCAATCCGCTGATAGATTGAACGGCGAACCCGGATTCCTCCGGGAACGCTAATTCAAATCTTTTTGATTCGCCCAAATAATTAGTTACAGTTACTGCTCTAATCATGTGTTACCCACCAGCCCTTTCATCGCCGAAAATTGATTCTTTGTCTGCCGATAAATATCAATTCTCGACAGAGCCTTAGGCGAATAATTGTTTTGCGTGAATTGATAGGTATTTCCTGTAGGAGAACTTTCTCCATTTTGAACTTCTATCTCGGAAACTCGGTCATTCATCCCAGTGCTGACAGATAATGCCTGATTTCTGCTAAACAAAGTATTCAACCTTCCGCTCCCTGCTTCTACGGCGGATAGGTCAAGAACCGGTCGAATGGTAGGCTGAACATCCATGTCTGCATCTACATAGTCTGCAATCCTGGAAATGATATCATTCAATCCATCAATAGAAGATCTGGCAATTTCCCGTCCAGCCTTTCCAGCCTTGGATACATTGTCAATCAACGCATTTATGAAACCGACTCCTGCAAAGTTACCGATTCCGTAAAAGCGTTTAGAAGGAGAATGCTCGTCCAATTCGTCTTCCGCTGCTTCAGCGGCTGCGGCTGCCATGGCTCTTGCTTTTGCTTCCGCTTTCCAAGTATTTTCGCTGATACCATCACAGAAACCATCGACCAAGTATGAACCGGCAGATTTGAACTGACTATAATAGTCTTTGATGGCGGTTACAGAGCCACTCAGCGTAGTTGTAAAAGCTGTTCGGAGTTCACTATCTTTGCTTCTCACACCGGCGATAAATTTAACCATGCACTCTCTACCAGTCGAGGTAAACTCCGCATATTTATTTTTAATCACCGTAAGACAAGCGCTGATAATGTTTGTAAACGCCAGCCTCGCACTACTGTCCTGCGATCTGACACCGGCAATAAGCTTCACCATCGTCTGGGTTCCGGTTGACGTAAATTCCCCGTACTTATTTCGTATTACAGTCAAACAACCGCTAACGATATTGGTAAAGGTTGTTCTGGAAGAACTATCCTGAGACCGTACACCGGCGATAAATTTAACCATAAGCGTGGAACCGCTGGTTTGGAACTCGCCTTGTTTTCCGTTGATCGCCGTCAAGACAGTCTGAACCAGCGTAGTGAATGTCGTTGTCAGTTCGGATTTCTTCGCATTTGCACCATTGATGAAGGACGACAACATACTTGAAGCCGCGGCTGTTACTTTCGATTCTGCATTATTGAATGCATTGATAAATCCGGTTACACCGGTTTCACCAAGCGTTGTCAACGCAGAGCTGAAGGAAGTCATACCGCTTGTATCCAGACCAACCATCCCATTTGCCATACCGACAAGCCGGTTTGTCTGGGTGATCACTCCGGACAACAACGTCGTATCAATACCACTGATGCTGTTGTAATAATTACTGAAATGGGAACCGAACGATGCCATATCACTACCAAAACTGGCAAGTGTCATATCATCGGAGAACCATCCGCCTTCTTTTGGAAGACTTTTCTGAAGCTCAACAATGGATGTAGCAGCATTGGTTGTAGTGGTAACGATGTTCGCATCCACATCTTTCATATAGTCGGAATATTGTGCGAAGCTCTTACCAAAGGAAACCAAACTTGTGCCAAAGGCGGCAATATCATTGTCTCCGGTAAACCAGCTTACCAATCCACCCGTATTCGGTAACGTATTCGCCAACTCAACTACTGCTTTGCCAGCCGTTGCGGAATTTGTAACGGCCTCCACATCAATACCTGCAATTGCGTCAGAGTAGGATTTCATCGCTCTGCCAAATGGCACCAACTTCTCCCCGAACGTGTCCATGTCGTTCTCTCCCGTAAAGAAGCCCACGACACCGCCACTGTTGGGAACAGTATTTGCTAATTCGATTAAAGCCTTTCCCGCAGTAGCAGATTCCACGATTACATTCGCATCCAAACCTCTTACCGCCTGAGAGAACAGCATCATCGCCTCGCCAAACGGTACAAGCTGCTCGCCAAACGCATCCATATCATTTTCGCCAACAAAGAAACCTACCACGCCTCCAGAATTCGGAATTGTGGTTGCCATTTCAGCCATAGCCTTTCCTGCGGTAGCAGCATTCGTTACAGTATCTACATCCAGTCCTCTTACGGCATTTGCAAACCCCATCATTGCTTCGCCAAATGGAATAAGCTGGGCGCCGAAAGCACTCATATCGTTCTCTCCCGTAAAGAAGCCGATGACTCCTCCGGAATTCGGAAGGGTTGCCGCCATCTCCGCAAGTGTCCTTCCCGCCGTAGCCGCATTTGCCACCAATTCCCCGTCCATACCAGCAATGGCGATAGAGAAATCTCGCATCGCTTCACCGAATGGAACGAGTTGAGTAGCAAAGTCGCTCAGAGAAGATCCTCCTGTAATCCAGGAAGTCAATCCGTTCAAAATATCGGCAGCGGTCAGAATAAGAATTGTTTCTGCCAATGCTTTTACGCCGTCCAGCATAGAGGGATCAAGCTGTGTAGCACCCTCGATAAATGGCTGCACATTCGTCATAAACGCAGAAAGATCTGAACCAATTTGAGGGAATTGACTTGAAACTCCAGACATGAAACCGCCGACAATTCCGCCAACAAATTGACCGATAGCCGTACCAATTCCCTGAAGAAGATTTCCGCCCTCACCGATAAGCCATTCCAACCCAGGAATCTGAGCCAGAGCGCCGACAGCCGCCAGAACCAATGCCAACTCCGCAATGACTGCACCCATTCCGAGAACACCAACCATAGCCCCAGGTACCAAGGAAGCAACAGCACTGAGAGCAAGCATAATTGCTGAGAGCAAACCAATTCCAGCGATTCCTTTGATGAGTACATTCACATCAATGCCACTCAAGGCGTCGATTACCCCGTCAAAGAAAGCCATCAGTAACTCTACGCCAGCTTTAATCAATTCCGGTAGTTTCGTTGTGATAGCCTGAATAATCCCAATCAGAATATCGAATAACTGCTCCACGATGGTCGGTGTGTGTTCGACCAGAGCCGAAAGGACACTGTCGATCAGGACAAATAGCCCGTCCACAACTGCTGGTACAGCCGTAACCAAAGCATCGACTGCGGCAAGAACCAATGCTGTAAATGCCTCGGCAATAGCTGGCCCGCCATTTGCGATTACTCCAGCAAGAGAAAGGATTCCTTCCCCGATAGATTCGAACAGCAACGGAATCAAACTGAGAATACTGGATACTGCCACTACTAGAGATGCTGCTCCCGCCGCTCCAGATACTGCCAAAGCAGAAAGTCCAGTGGAAAATGCGAGAATGCCAGCACCTGCGGCCAGACATCCTACTCCCAACACAGCAATGGCGGCCGAAAGTCCTAAAATAGCTGGGGTCAATGGCCCTAATGCCACTCCTGCGACACCGAGAACCGTGAAAGAACCTGCCAGTGCCACCAACCCTTTGGCGATGCTCTCCCAAGACATATTCCCCAATGACTTGAGAACCGGGGTAAATATCGCCAATGCAGCGGACACGGTAAGAACCGCTGCCGCACCCGGAAGTGCAGTTTTCATTGCGTTGAGTGCCACAACAAGAATGGTCATGGAACCTGCAAGGGTTACCAGTCCTCTGGCGATTTCATCCCAGGACATTCCGCCCATATTTCGGACTGCTTCGCCGATAATGAGTAATGCTGCACCGACCTCTACCATTCCAGTCGCTTTCGACACCATTCCTTTTGGAAGTAGATTCATCGCAACTGTCACGGCCGCCAGAGAACCGGCCATCGTGGTAAGACCTCGTCCAATCTCTCCCCAAGTCAGGTTCCCCATCTTTTTCACTGCTTCTCCAAACACGAGCATGGCTGCTCCAAGAATCGTCATCGCTGTAGCGGTGGAAACTACATGCTTCGCGTTAGCCGTAACTTTGGTGAATACCGCCAGTTCGGTAAGAACCACGGCAACCGCAGATAGTCCTTGAATCAGGTTTGAAGTGTCCAGATCTCCAAATGCCTTAACCGCATCCGCCAGAATATTGATGGACGCTGCAAGAAGAACCAATCCGGTTCCTTTCAGAACACCCATTCCATCCAAATCTGTAGCCTTCAGGAACAACGCCAGTTCTGTGCAAAGAACGCCGACTCCGATTAGACCTTTAGCCAAAGAGCCCACATCCAAAGCTCCTAAATCTTCAACTGCTCCTACAAGAACTCGAATCGCTGCCGCAAATACTACCAAACCGGCAGAACCTTTTATCAGCCCCTTCGATGTTTTGGAAAGCGCTGTTGCAGACGCTACCAGAATAGCAGATAACCCAGCAACACCGACCAATCCTTTCAGAAGCTCGTCCCAATCCAAACCAGATAGTTTCTGAACTGCGCCTGCAAGAATAAGAACGGCAGTAGACATCCCAATCATCGCAATGGTCAACTGTCCCATTCCTTTGATTGCTGCTCCGTTCATTATCTTTTCAAAGATGGCCATTGAACCAAGCAGTTCAACAAACAGAACACTCAAAGCCCCCAAGGACGCATTTAGCTTCTCGGAATCAACCAGAGACAATGCCACAATCGCTGCGGTCAGGATTGCCATAGCGCCGGCAATTTTCAGAAGAGTCCCGGCCTTTAGACTCGACTGCCATGCTTCGAGGCTCCCCTTAACTCCATCCAAAATATCTTTGAACGAACCAAGAATTCCGCCGCCATTTTCTGTGATCTCCGATAAAGAGTCAATGAATTTTTTCACTCCAATCAGAATTGCAGAAAACAATCCCGTATTGATTAAGTCCAAAATCGGATCGAAACTCGCTGTATCAAATGCTGTAAGAATTGCTTCTCCAAGGTTTCCAAACGCATTTGCGACAATGGAACCCAGCTTCGATAAAACAGGCGCTACCTTCTCGACAATCCCAATAATTCCTTCAAATGCCTTCTTTACCAACTCTCCTAATTTTACAAACGGTTCAAACCGAGTCTGTACCTTATCCGCAAAATTATCGAGACCACTGGTATCAACATTCGCAAACTCGCTGAACGCATCGGCAACTGTTTTTACAAAAGTCTTTATTCCATCCGCAATTGGTTTCAGGAAATTCCCGATTCCTTCGATAGCTTTGTTAAAGGCATCAGACGATTTAATAGCTTCATCAATACCAACAATGAAATCTCCAACGCTGGCTGTAAACCCAAGAATTCCATCTCCGGCCGGAGCCACATAACCAATCAAATCTGCAAATCCACCAACAAGCGCTTTGACACCTTGAAGTCCAATATCAAATAAAGCGAATACCCCTTTGAATGTTCTCTTCAGGTTATTCGCTGTTTCTTCGCCCATTTTGAATTTTTCTGTTAGTTCCTGTAATCCTACAGTGAGATTGTAAAGCTGTTCTCCAGTCATCGGCGGAAAGACTTCTCTAAACGCTTCTTTAACTGGCTTTATAATGCTTAAAACACCCTCGAAAGCATTCCTTACTGCTTCAATCAACGCAGTTCGTCCGCCAAGATCTTTCCAATCCTGCAACATCTTATTTCTCGCTTCGGCAGAAGCATTTACCATGTTGCCAAGGGCGTTGCTAACCTCAGTTAAAAGTTCTTTTGCCTCTTCGAAATCACCAATGATGATTTCCCAACTCTGAGTCCAACCAGACTGAACAAATTCTTTCAAGGTGTCCCATAACTGCGTGAATGTCTTTACCTTGGTAGCTGCATCCAATGCTGTCTGAGCCAGTTTTGTAATCTCTTTAGCTTGTTCTTCCGTATATCCCTGAGCGATAAGATCTGCTTCCGAGTAAGCTCCAGACAACTGTGTCAGAGTTTCGGTCAACACCTCTGTTGTCAGCCATCCACCTTCGGTCAGAGAAGCTCTGAATGAACCATACTGTTCAATCATCGCGTCCATGTTGGTTCCGAAATGTTCTGCGGTTCGAGTTAAGGCATCTTGAAATAGCTGACCGCCCATTCCAGCATTTACAACGGAATTCCAATCTTGCAAACTAACCTTGCCCGCTGCAATCGCCTGCGAAAGCTGATACATGGCGGTACTGGCCTGATAAGCATTAGAACCCGAAGCTGCTGCTAAGTTGGCAATACCTTTGATTGACGTTACTGATTTATCCAAGTCAACACCGGCAGCCGTGAAAGTACCAATGTTACGGGTCATTTCCGTAAAATTGTAAATCGTCTGATCAGCGTATTTGTTCAACTCATCAAGAGCAGCATTTACCTGGTCAATGGTTGTCCCCTTGCTCTGTGTATTGGCAAGAATAGTCTGAACTGCATTGATCTGTGTTTCATACTCCTGAAATCCAGTCTTAATCGGATCGATTGTCAGTGCAGAAACAATATTTTTACCAGCATTTAACGCTGAATTTGTGATGTTCGCCAGAGCCGTAACTGCCATGACTTCCAACGCCGAAAATCGCATCTTTACTGTTTCGACCGCATTGGAAAGCGGAGTCATATTGCAATTTTTTGCTGCGGCATTAACGTCATCCAATCCTTTGGAGGCACCTTTTAAGTTTAAGCTTTTTTCGAGCTTTTCAATTGAAGATATACTGGTCTGAACATTCTGCTCAAACTGTTTGTTATCGAATCGCATTTCAACGACTCTTTCATCAATCGTCTTACTCATAGCTTAGTAACCTCCTTCCATGCGTTATTTGCAATTTCGTCAAAAATAGGCTGGATAGCAGGATTGATGTAATCTCGCCCCTGTACCCAGCCGCCGTTTCGAGTTCCGTGTCCATACTGCAAAATAACAGCGATTGGAACTCCATTTTGAACATTTGAATTATGAAATGAAATTGTAACCGAACCTTTCCGATTCTCAATTTCGTAATACCAGGAATTCGCCGTCTCCCCAGAATCCACTGGTGTTGCAGACGCAAGGGCGGCTACTCCCTCTTTACCAAACTTGTCCAGGTCTCCGATGTGAACCGCTTCTTTTGCTCTCTCCAGAAAGCGTGTCAACTTGGAGAAGTCACCCTTTTGTCTGAAACTTATCATCGTGTATCCTCTTTAAATTCGAGTTGCGTAATCCAGTGAGATCCATCCTGCTCCAGATTTCAACTTACCCCATCCAGCATCAGAACCAGCGCCAGTTTTAACCTCGACGATGGTGTAGACTCCTTTCGGACAGAAACCATTGGTTCCGTAATTCGTTCCGGGACCTTTACGGATATACAGATCGGAAATGTCCACCTGAACCAGAAAATTTCCAGAAGGCTTCTCTACTGATCCACCAGAATCAGAAGAAGCTGCGCCTTTATAGGTACAGTAAGCTTCATGAACGCTGATCCATCCTGCACCGGATTTCAACCTGCCCCAGTAACCGTTCTGAATTTCAGTAATCGTGTAAGTACCTCGGTCAGTAATCATCCCATTGGTTCCGTAATTCGTCCCAGGGCCTTTGCGAATATTCAAATCACCGATGTTGACTTTGTAAAGTCCAGTTTTGTAGGTTTTCTGGACGCTGTCAGTCGTACTTCCGCCAAGCTGAGCAGTTACCCGATTCGCAAGATTCCCCAGCCTGGAATACAGCCAATCCCCAGGACAAGATTTGTTGGCAAACCACCGATGAACCGTAAGGATCATCTCGTTTGATTTGGGACTGTAGTTCAGAGATTTGTCCTTGTCGCCAAACCAAAGGAGTTTTGTCTTACCATTTCTCCGGCAGATGTCAACACACAGAGCAACCAGCTTTTCATATACTGCATCAGTCATGGCATACGGATGAGTCATATCACTGGCACATTCAATCGTCACAGCACGCTGATCATTCGCATTGCTGGAAGAACACCAGCTTCTGTTTGCTTCATCCACGCAAAGAACCACACGTCCGTCACTACCAATTCCATAGTTGCAAGAAGCCTGTACGTTACTACTGTCAAAGCAGCCCCCAATAGATTCCGCTGAAAGCTGACCGACCACACAATGCGGAGTGATCCGGTCGATTGAATGCGTTCTGGCTCCACTATGGTTTGGACTTTTTACCGTACAATTCACCAAGCTGCTGTTACTCATAGTAATCACCCTTTCGTATTCCATTTCTTTTTACGGGCCGCATTTAGTGCCGCATTCCGTTTCATAATTTCTCTGCGGCTATGTTTCTTCGGCGGCCTGCTCTTCACATCGCATACTCTTATCAAAGTAAACAGTTTATTGAGATGCCATTTCTGACATTCAAATGGAATATTTAAAGCTATCATCCAGTAATAAACGAGTTCTGCCGTAATCTGCTCTCTGCTTCCCTGCGTTTTTTTCTCCTCGAAAAACCGGGTGGCAGTCATAGGAAGAGCAATATACCGATTGACCTCATTGATATTGCTGTTTGTCAGATAGTTATAAACTTCCGGGTTCACGTTCTGTGTAAGAGTCATACATTTTACATAATCGATGGTTTCTTCCAAAGTTTTTTCCTGCTTCGTCAGAAACGGCTTATTCCATCTCGATTCCCATTTTGAAAGAGAAACAAGAGAATGCTCCAATTGCAAGGTCTGAGCCTTTGTGTAAACAAACTCTTGCTTCACCTCATCCCAGAATTCCGTGGATGGTATTGTGATTCGGAGCATCTCTCACCTCTCCATTAATTCTGAGTGTTTGCTGCAATTGCAGGAGCTGTGGCAGAATTGCCGATGTTCATCACCGCATTCACAAAGTCTGCTGCTGTCTTGTCATTCGTAACCAGTTCCTCAAAGAGAATCTCATAAGCAGGAGATTCCATAAAGGATCTGGAAATCTCCTCAGACTTCATAAAGCGACGGCCATCTTCACTCTTGACACCGTAAGCTTTCTTAATGAGATCTTCAAAGAATTCCATAATCTGGCCGCCATCAGCGCCGGCACCAATACTTTTGAGCTGTACATCATAGCCGCCCTTCACGCTTGTCTGCATCTTGACAATTTCCGGCTTTGACAGATGGAAATAGAAATCCTCTTTTCTTTCGACACCGTTCAGATCGATATAGGGAATGGTTTTCTTCAGCATAATTTTTTCTCCTTTCAAATAAAAAGAAGCCCCGCACATTGAATACGAGGCTTCCTATCGTTATTCTGTTTCCAAGGTAAGCCCAGAAAGACCATAAATCTTCGTGATGCTTTCCCCGTTGTGCGTGGCAGTCACCTTAATGCTCTGAGTATCCTTATTCTTGATAAGGAGTACAATGTTCATGTCGTCATCTAGCGCAACCGGTCCCTTAGTACCGCCTACGAGCTCAACAACCGTCTCTGCTTCAGCCGGCTCAGCCTCAATCTTGAGAGCCAGGTAATTTCCCGACTGCTCAGAAGTATTACTGCTGAAATCAACATAACCATTGACATACTTCAGAGTGCCTGTCACTTCATCATCAGCAACAACCATATCACTCTGCAATTCATTCACTGCTTTTCCAAATAAAACAGCCTCTCCGTCTTCAGGCTTAACAGAAAGGCTCATTAAGGGAGGTCTTCAGCAGCCAGAAGCTCAATCACTTCATCAGGAAACGGCAGTCTGGGATCAACGCCATCATTACCCTCTGGAGTAGTCGGGTCTTTACCATACAGGATTTCTTCCAGAGCTGCCAGCTTCTTCGCATCAATCTTAGTAGAATCCAGTGTAAGGATTGCGGTAGGTTTCAGCTTCTTACCATCGATTATCTTCGCAATCTCCGCCGGAGTCGTGCTGAATTCCCAGGACAGAGCGATTGCCTCCGGGCTGTCATTCACAGTGGTATAGCCTTTCTCAGAAACAGAGGCAAGGCAATTATAAACAAGATGCAGCTTATAACCATAGTCATTGGAATCTACATCATTGCCAAGAATAGTGCGATAAGAAAGTCCAAACTGCTTCCTGCTCTGCTGGCCTGCAAAGACACCAGGAGCGACTTCAACGGAACCGTCACACTCCGCAAATTCATTCGGAGAAGTATAAGCCTCAATCGTTCCGCCGAAATCCTCTGCGGACATCAGGTTCAGATACTTGATGTTATCCGCATAGATCGGGGAGGGCTCCGCCCCGGAAGGGCTCTCTGTCACCGCGCTCAGACCGTTCCAAGCAACACCTTTGTTATACTGTCCACCAGTCTGAATCGGGTAGAGAACACCATGATCAACACCAGTTTCGTAGAGGCGTTCCCCAACTTTATCCCAAATAAGCTTACTCATTGAATTATTCCTCCAATCTTAGAAATACACATTAAAAATGTAGTGATTCAGGTTATCTTTTTTGAAATGCCGGTCAAACCGGCTCATCGGTAAATTCGTTACTTTCTGCACCAAGGATGTATCCGGATCTTTATCAATAACGGTAACGGCATATCTTCGATTAGATAAATATACCCCGTCGTTTGCATATGTCTTGTCTACATCATCAAGGCTATATACAATAGCGGGGTAATTCATCTTAATAGATTCCGGAGGCTGAAAATAACATCGGCACTGTTCACCTTCTATCGGGCAAGATAAAATCTCGCACAACAGTTTATGAAACAGGATTCGTCGATCAGTCATTATACACACCTCCTACCGTCAGAATCAGACGCGGATACTGTACTTCAACACTGGAAATCTTCCACTTCGCTCCCATGAACTCGACATACCGCATTGCGTGAAAATTCTGATAAGCAAAAGGATCGGCCACGATGCTAATCTCATTGGAAATGTTGATATCGTCATTGAGTTTATCGGAAGTCTGATACCGACTGGTATTCCGAATCAAATCGCCGAAATACTCTCGCTCAGTAATTTCCCCGTCCCAAACACCCGGACGAACGTCCTTTGATATTGCATAGCCGATTTTCCCAAAAAACTTTGCCATTTTGAATTTTCTCCTTTACTCTGTCTCCAAAGTCAATCCAATAAGCCCATAAGTCTTCGTAGTGGAATTTTCTCCATTGTCTACCGTCACCTTAATGCTCTGAGTATCCTTATTCTTAATAAGGAGTACAATGTTCATGTCGTCATCAAGCGTAACCGGTCCTTTGGTACCACCTACGAGTTCAACGGTCGCAACTGCATCTTCGGAATCAGCATCAACTTTCAAAGCAAGATAGTTTCCTTCCTGCTCAGAAGTATTACTGCTAAATCCCGTATATCCAGTAACATGCTTCAATGTACCGGTAATCTCAGACTCTCTGATAGCAATATTCTCCTGTAACGAATTTACCGTTTTCCCGAACAGATTGGCTTCTCCATCTTCGGGACTAACGGAGAAGCTGATTAAGGGTTTACCGTTACGTCCTCTTCAATCGCAATGGCGGAGTACACTCTGGTCAGAGCGCCGGAGCATCTGGTTTCCAGAAGGGACTTCTCCTGGTTAAAGTCGATATCAAACTGCGTGAAGTGAGTAACTTCGCCGCCTTTCGTAGCACCCAGAGAGTAGTCATTCAGGTTCGTGATGATGGCAAGCAGCTTCTTGGTCTTGCTGTCGTCCGTCTTACGAGTCTTGCCTTCGAACTGCTCGGCCGTATGGATTTCCCCGACATTCAGAGCAGAAGCCAGCTCTGATTTAGAGCTATAAATGCGGCGGCCGTTCATATCACGAGCCAGGAGCATTACATTGAGCATGTGAGGAGTGATGTACATATCGGGAGTGCCTGTACCCTTATAATCCTCTCTTGCATACAAAACCGCATTGATCATTGCTTCAGCGTAAATATAGTTCTCGCCAAAGTTCACGCCGGTATTAGTACCCTGAAGTTCATTTTTTGCGGCGGCAACATCCAAATCTGCATGAATGGTATACAGGTCATCATCGGTCCAGATAGGTCTGATCTTATCCGGATCGATCTTACCCTCATCACCATCATCACGACCGTCCCCCAGCATCATCGCAATAGCCAGCTCTTCATCGAGCATCAGGCGGTCGATGTCATACAGATACTTTACATAATCGAAATCTGTGATATCGACAATGTCGTCGCGATGCAGAGCATTCTTCACATAAACAGTCTGCGGATCGGTGGTTCTGCGTACCAGCTTGAAATTTCCGGCCTGCTTCTTCTCTTTTCCTTTCTTGTAGCCCCTGGCGCGAAGTGTATCAATACCGCGAATATCGGTCTGGCTGGTTCTGATTCTGGAAATCGGGCTCTTATGTACTTTCTTCATCACATTGGTAATCCAGCCCTGGTCATTGGTAATGAGTTCGGGAGCCCCCGGACGCACTTCCTGATATTCCGGGAACAGACTCGTCACATTTCCGTCGCCGGTCTGAACAAATCCGCCGCTGACAGCATCATGCTGAAGACCGTTCTGCTCCGCATAAAGCTGAAGCGCTGTCTGGAAAGTACCAACCTGGCTGGTCTTCGCCGCCTTGATGATGTCTTCCTGTGCGGAATGCGTCAGAAAGCCACCGGTTTCGTTTTTCTTATCGTTGTCAAACACATTATGCTTCATCTCGGTATTTCCTCCTTTAGAATCGTCATCATTTTTATCTTCAGGCTTATCGGTTTCCCCCATAGCCTGTCCGATCATTGCATAAACCACATTTTTCTGCTTTTCATTGAGGGTATTAAATACCTGCTCAATTGTCTCTTCAACTTCCTCAGGTTTTTCTTCAGAAGTCTTATCTTCCTTAGATTTGGATTTCTCCTCCGCCTTCTTTTCCTCGGATTTGTCATCCTCCTCGGCGGAATGATAAATCATAATGTTCTCGTCATATCCAATAATGGTACGGTCTTCTGAAGTCTCACCGTGAGCCATAACAGAATCAATGAAAGCTCCCGGATTAGCTCCAGCCAGAACAAGGCTCAGTTCATAGATAACGCCATGCATCACACTCGCTCCGGCCTGTTTAAGCTGACCGGCACAAATAGAAAGTGAACGAACATCTCCGTGCTTAACTAGCTTCTTCGCTGCCTGTCCGGATTCACTGTCATTGAAACTACAGTAGGCATAAACGCCCTCATCACGATTTTCCAGTACCCCATGACCGAGTACACGATTGGGATCGGAATGATTATGTCCCCAAATTAGTGGAACAGTTTGTCCATTCTGGTTCTTAAACGCATCCCTTTTGATGGTACGGCCATCGGTGCAAAGAAGATCGTTTCTAGTGGCCCAACCACTAAAATCGTATTTCTCCATTTTGAAAATCACTCCTTCTATCAGTATTGTGCGAAAGCCATTGCTACTTCCTCCGTTTCCTCTTCTTTACCGCTTTATATTCGGAAGCTATCTTGTCAAACTCTTGCTGATAAAGATCTTCATAAGTGGCATCAAGATTTTCTTTTGCCGCTTTATAAGCTTCCCTTGCGGCGGTAACGGCAGCCTTTAACTCTGTACTAACTTTTTCTCTTTCCGATTTAGCATTCGCAGAATTATCAGCCCTTTCTTCTTTGGTGTCCTCGGTAATTCGCTTCTTCTTAAGACTTGCGGAAGTTCTCACCTCTTCCTTTTCAGCTTTCGCCTGCTCACTCACCTTAGATTTATCCTCGCTGGCATCATCACGAAGCTTTGTAATTTTCTCATTTCGCTCCGCTACTCGCTTTGCCCTTTCCTCTTTGGATAACCCGGATGGAATTTCTATTGCCATTAAGCGTTCGATCTCAGTATTCTTCTTTTCATCGATACGCTCTTTCTGGTCTTCTACTTCTTCTCCAATATCCTCCAAATCAGATTTTTTACGGGAGTCAACCCTACTCCTTCTCGACGAAGATTCCTCGGTAAGCTGAGTATTCAGTTCCTTTAATTTAGCCGAGATCTGCTCTCGGGTCGCCTTGGCCTTTGCTCTCAGCTCAGCAATTTTTTGTTTCCGTTTTTCCTGTTCTTCTTTTACCTTTTCCTTCTTCTCACCAGAAATCTCATTTTTTGTATAAGCCCAGACTTTCTTTCCCTCATCGTTAAGCTTCATTGTGGAACGACGCCCTTTGAGTTCTCTGGTTCTCATATAATATTCATGAGCTTTCACCGGGTCGTAATAAGGAGATGCATAGTGTTGAAGAGGCTCGTTAATATCCATTAGGACTCCTCCTCATCATCCGAAACATAGCTTCCTATAATTTCATCAATCTCCTTTTCAAGACCGTCAAGCAGCTCGTTTACGATACTGTCATAATCGGCTCCGGCATCACTTTCATTGGATTCGACATCAGAACTACCGTTTGAAGGATCAGATTTGGCCTCACTGATATTGCTGTTCTTCAGCGCATCAGCTTTTGGATCATCAGACGGTTTCATACCAATAATCTGGCGAATTTCGTTTGATGTCATAATCTCATTTCTTGTGAATTTGTCAGCAATTTCTGACAGATCAGCTACTGGTACAAGTTTGAAGGGGTCACGGAAGAACAGAATCGATTGCTTTTGAGACCTGGCTGTTTTAGTAAGGAACTTACGTTTCATTTCGTCAACGATTGCTGAAATGATCGGCTCAATAGTACGGTTGTAGTAATTCAGCATGGTCTTCTCGTCTGCGGAACCATCCAATATACTCTGAGTGATACCTAACTGGCTGTATAGCATACTCGTTAGATATTCAATCTGCTTCATCAGATTATTTTCCACAGAACGATTCAACTGTGTGATTCGCTCCGTACCATCAGTATACGCAATACCATATTTAGAACCGGCCAACTGACGCTCAATCTCGACACGCCTCTTCTCAGCCTGTTGACGCCTTGCTTCTGTTTTTATCACATAGGGAAGCTGGATAATTAAATCGAGTTTTCCTGAACTGCTCTGCTCATCAACAACGTCCAATAAATTCAGTTTTCTTATCAAACGCTGCATCGTTGAGTTTGGCTCATTCATCACCGCATAAAGCGGATTTTCAATAATGGCGACCGTATCTTTTGGAACTACAATGTCTTCCTTTAATCCAGTCCGCTCATTATAAACTCTTACTTTGATATGATTCGGAAACCATTCCAGAATCTTCCCGGTTCGCATTGACTCGATTTTATAGGAGCCTGTAGTGTCAGGGTCATCATCCGTATCCACCGGGATAATCGCCACACATCCCTCATCGAGCATTGACAAAACCACATCCTGAAGGAAAGCCCGCCCAGTCTGGTCAATGTTGGCTGATAAATTCAGACAATCATTTAGCCCCGAAGAAATTTTTTCAAGAAATCTTTCGGAGTCGTCCAGACGGACATGTTGAATGTTAATTGAAGCGCAATCCAATGCGATTCGATTATATACAGAGGTAACGATAGATCTTTCATTTCCTCTTGTGAGTCTTGGACGGTCGGGCCTGTACGAATATCCAACCCCTATGTCCCGATAGAAACCTGTTGGGTCTCTATTTAAAAAAGCGTTCCAGGCATGTTTAATCCTGGAACCGATTGAAACTTCCATTTTGAAATCGTCACCTCCTATTCGAAAGCATCTCGGTTGAGCTTGAAAGCGACAAACGCATCCATCATAGCTGCCACGGCATCAATCTTTGCGTCATAACGCTTTTTCAGCAATTTACGGTTTCCATTCGTATCTTCCATAACGATGCAGTTCCCCATCGCAAAGGTCATAAGTTCTTCATCAAACAAAAGCATCCGCTCCTCAGAAAGTTTCTTTAACTCTCCTAAAGGAACGGATTCCGTCTTAGCACCCTGTATTACCTTTTCGATTCCAAACGGACCATTTTCAGAAGACCATCTCTCAATGAACTCCTTTGCGTTGTATGGGTCATACCCCAAGCAACGAACGTCATAGCCAAATTCTGTGATATGGTTATCCAAATCTTCATAGACTTCCATCATATCCAAAACGGTTCCCTCTAGGACAATCAGGCTTCCTTCGTCCATGAATTGGTCGTATTTGATTCTCATTGCTGCCGGAAGTTTCATCAGAGTCGATGAAGAAATGTAGTTCCTGGTTTTAACTCCAAAGGAACCATTCGATAACGGGAAAAGGAACGTAAAAGCACAGAAATCATCCCCCTGCGACAAATCAATTCCCAAAGAGCAGGGCATCTGCCAATAGCTTCTCTTCTTATGAGGAAGAGTTTCTTCATATGTGAAGTAATAGGTGTAGCCCTCCATCGGCAATCCAAATCTCTTAGCCAAGATATCGTTTCTGGCCGCCGGAGACTTCTCCGCTCTTTCCACATCGAGTTGATAGGTCTCATAGCTTACCGTTTTACCAATATTGGGATTTGCCTTCAGCCACATATCTGGATTGCCCACTTCATCGATAGAATCGAGTTTGTACCACCAGATGGAAACATGAGGATTGATATATTCTCCTTTGAGAATGTCCATCAACTCCATTTTGATTGTGTCGCCTGCTCCATTTCTCACTGTTCCCTCAGAACTCGTGGCGACAATGATGTAATCATCCAATTTAGACGCACCCTGCTCCAAAGCGCCAACCACATCTTCTCTAGTATCACCGGACAGCCACTCATCCACTGTAGAAATCTTAGGTCGTAATCCCTGAAGCTTTGCGATGGACATTGGCCGCACTTCCAAAAGCGAACCTGTGAGAAAATTCTCAATACCCTTTTTGGTGGAGGCCAATTTCATTCTCTTTGCTTTAGAACCAGTCGTATTCTGCAAAGAGCCCTCTGTCAGAAACCGGAACAATGGACCTCTCGACCTTGTAATCGCAGTGCGAAAAGGTGACATCACCTCATCAGCCTGTTTCATGGTAGGGGCTGTCGTGACTTGATGAGTCGTGGATGTGTCGATATTCAATCCATAGGAATGAACACAGGTGTCATACAAAGATTTAGCAGCTCCTCGCCCAACGATAAGATATTGTTTCTTCGTCAGACGCTGCTTGATTCTTTTATTCACATATCGGCCACCATGTCCGTCAGAACTTGGCTCCCACACACTTCGTTCGACGAAGTAGTACCATCCATAAAGCTGCTCGCCCCACAATTTAAACGAGTCCAGCAAATTCAAATCAGAACCGTCCGTCAATGTTAGTTCTGATTCGCAATAGGCAATCCATCCTTCGACGGCCTGGTCATCATAGTAAATACCAGGATTGGCTATTAGGTCGTCAATTCGGTTCATCTCCATAGAGATTTCTTTACAAACCGGTATCTCTCCCCTGATTACGGCATCCCGAAACATGCCGTAGTATTTGGGAACGGCAGTGTTTGATAATGCCATAATTGAATCACCTACTTGCTTGTTGCTTTCTTGATGACCGCGTCAATTCCCTTCGTCATGTACTTCGATGCATAATTGGTGGCGGTCTGCTTTGCGGCATTGGTCAGCACATCCTGTACAAACTTTCTACCGACAGAAATTTCTGAACTGGTAAGCTGTTTATACTGCTTTTCCATTTGAAGACGGTTGATCTTTGAGCGGAGTTCCGAATCAGACATCTTCTTCACCTCATCATCGGAACTCGTCTTCTTTCCACTTGCTCTTGCAAGTTGTTCGGGAGTTCTTCGGACGCCCCATTTCATCCCAAGAATCCCGTGATGCTGTAGTAATGCTTCATTACTCATTTTGAATCTCCCTCCTTTGCGATATATGATGTCACTCCGTTTGCTGCGTTCCCAGTCTCGTAATACGGAACTTCTGTTACCACAATATTTCGATCCAGAACTTTGTTCTCAGTATCCAGCATTTGAGATTGGAATGCTTTCGGCGTTACCCTATACTCGCCATCGTAGGACTCGTGTTCTTCGGACTTATCTTCGTCAGTTTCCGCTGCAACATTCAGTCTCCACTCCGCCTCAGCAATCATCTTTTCCATAGACGCCATTACAGCGGAACTCAAAGGCGGATCGAACAGGAGCTTTACCTTCATCTGCATATACGACTTTACCAATTGCAACTTTGTCTCGTCAGAAATGAATTCTTTCCATGTAGCACTTTTATCCTGAACAGAGAATCCAGATGGTGGACCAACACCAAGTTGCGTCAAGATCATAAATACTGAATTGATATGTATGATAAGATCTGAATCAAAGTGCTCATACTCTTCTGTAATACCCAGCATCTTTTTAATTGATGTCAGTATGCTTTCCATAATCGCTATAACCTCCTCTCCATCAATGTTTCCAGGGACATGTATCGTTTCTGCTTCGAACAATAGGTTCTGTGACAAGAAGACTTTCATCTCCATAGTGAATGGCATTATGTGTTGTAAGAATTGTTGAGATGAGAAATTCTGGATTTAAAAGAAAATCGCTTCTCTTTAAAATATCCTCCACGGAAATCGGATTCATATGGTGAATCAATATCTTCCCACATATCTCACGACCTTCTATTCCGAGGTCACATCCGTTATCTCTCACAATCACAAAATCACGAACTGACTTCCACTCCATAGACCGATAGAAAATCTGATTCAGATATCGGTCAAACCCAAACGTGTCTGCCCCGATGACTCCGCCCAAACGAAGATACTCGTATCGTTCTTTAAAAGTCTTCAATTTCGATAATTCCGAATATGTCCTAATCATCATCGTTACCCTGTCCACTGTATATACGAAACGCATTGATGGCGTCCTTATAGAGATCTTTAATCTCATCTGTGGAGTCAATAGCTCTTACTTTTGCCCGCAACAGATTGTTCTCTTCCTCCAGTCTCTCCCTCTCAAGCTTCTCTCTGGAAGAGCCCAGTTTTAAATAGTGAGTAATGACCTGAGAAGAAGCAGTCCCTTCCAGCAATTGTCTTTCAGCCAGGTCAACAGCCAGAGAAATCATCTGAAGTTCCCTTGCTTCCGGAGTCAAAGCAGGACGAATCTTTTTGGAAGAACCTGTCGATTCAGAACTCTTTACTTTTCTAGCCATTTACTGCCTCCTTCCCGTCTGTTCTTCAATAGTTTCATAAAAGTTTTCCGGCAGTATTTAAAAGAACCCACAAGGCTGACTGTAACTTTTTTACCGAAAGGAGAAAAAAGAGTAAAAAGAACCACAGCTTATTACTTAGCCAACCTTATGAGCTCTGTTAAATACTGCCGGGAGGTAAAAACATTCTCCGAAAAATACCCCCGGGGAATTTTTAAAGACCGCCGCGATGACGGAGGGGGGTGCGATTTTTGCTACCCCCCCCTATACCATCTGATACCTAGACAGCCACCGCGTCTCGCGTAACTTTTTTGTAAATGTTTCGGAAATCGTATTTTACGATCTCATCAATTGCTCGTTCAACTTCCAAGTCATTCTCTTCATCGGAGAGTTGGTCCGAGGTTCTGGCAATTCTACCAAGATACGAACATGAATGATAACCTTTTTCCTCATCAAACAGTAACCATGAAGTGAACTGTTCAAATGGATCGAAAGGATTGTCAATGGTTGTAAGCATACACTTCTTCGCCATTTACTTTGTTCACTCCTTTCCATTCAGATACTTCGACACAGTAGAACTGGAAACACCCAAAGCCGCTGCTATCTCAGCAGTGCTATAGCCAGAAGCATTCAGCGCCGCAATACGATTTACTTTGGCAGAACTAAGGGTTGTTGTTGCACGCGGAGTAGCTCTCTGTCTGACTGTATCTATGTTTGTATTGTTGAGAATCTGGGTAAGCTTGTTCTCGCTGATAGCGCCGGCTTGAATCGCTTCCCACTCACGATCTGTAATCTCGACAGGGGTTCTCTTGGCCTCAACAGCAGTACGGGCCGCAGTAAGGGCCTGTTGATTAGCCTTCTTGATTTCGGCTTTTGTCATATCGGGGTTATCTTTTTTCTTGGCGGACACAATAGAGTTTGCCATGGTCTGTGCCTGACGCTCGCGGGGGGCGTTCTTTAAAGCCACATTAAGCTTGGCCATAAGAGAATCAACCTCTGTCTGGTAGGTCTGTTTTGCTGAAGCAGAGTAGGCTATCTTTCCGCTATTAACCATCTCCCTACGGGCCTGATTAGCCAGGGACTTCATGGTATTTGCATAGTCCGCATACGCCTCTTCCTGTGGTGTCCCAGAAGATAAACTACGGGCGTCTCTGGTTTCTGCCATCTTGGTACTCTTTTGAGTCCGCACCTGGGTCTTTCCGTTCTTATCTATGTACTCCTCCCTGACGCTCTTCCAACTTTGCTCTCCGGTTTCCTTGTCAATGATCGGGCTTCCTTTTCTTTTCAACACAGAAGTCTCAGACTTGGCACGAGAAATCAGCGTAGAAGCTCCGCCATAACCATCATCGTCATCATGAGCCTGGTACTTCTTCTTCAAAGCCGTAATACCATTGTCCTGCTCACTCTTCTTGTAGTCTAGCTTATGCTTCTCTGCGTCGATGACGACCATACTGTGACGTACAGCTCTTGCAAGCTCATCCTGAGTAGCACCTTTTAAAGTCATATCAGTAATCAAGTTTGAAATCTTACCCATTTCTGTCTGGGTGTTTTTCATAATCTTAATCTTCTGACCGCCGCTGTTACAATAATCGTCACCTTTCTTAACGGTCCCATAAGACATCTTAGGATCGAATCCTTCCAACCCCTTTAATTGTGGAGTAGAAGTAATCTTCACCCTACTATTAGAAGAATTACAAGGAATCACCATGACAGTATCGCCATCGAAGTCAGCTCCGGAAAGACGGTCAGCAACCTTTTTGTTAATGCCAATAGCGTCTGCTGGTGTATTCCCAAGAACTCTTCTTCCTTCTGGCTGCTTATTATTAACAGTTAAGATTGGAATCTCAAAAGTTCCACCATGTGGATACCGCACAAGAGCTACTGTTTCTCCATTCTTGTAGTTCGGAGCATAGACCTCATTGTCCTTGATAGATGTCAATGGAAGAATAACTTGATACTTCTGTCTGGGAAGAGCGGCTGCCTGTAAATGAACAGCGGCTGCATCGCAGTCATCAGCAAAAGATTTCAAAAGAACCTTTTTCACTGTTGGATTCGTAAGAGAACAAATCTCATCAAATTCAGACTGCTTGTCTGCGGCCGCTAAATTCAACTGCTTCTTTATCAAAGTTCTACTCTGTTTCGACAGAAACTGAGATGGAAGCTTGTCTGCCCATTCGCCCCAATCCCCTTCTTCTGCTCGCTTGTTGATAAGGGAAAGCTGTTTCTTCCCATTTTTATCATAGTAGTAACTCTGACCTCCTCTTTCAGTAGTGGGGTTATCCGGGTCATTAACTCCCTCTTTAATTAAAGAACCGAACGGGTTATCCGGGTCATCTTTGATTGGTTTCAGAACATCCATTTTAGGTGTCCCTTTTTTCTTATTGGTGTTGAACATAACATCCACGCCATCAGGAAGGTCATCTGAATAAACCGCCATCCCTTTGATGTAGTGTGTCTTGTCAACTAAGATGCGAACCTGAGCATAATGGGATTCTCCAAGAGACAGGTCGTCAACACCTCTTCGAATTTCCACAACACCATCCTTCAATTCGCCGCCATCTTCCGAATACCGAATCTGCAACCGCTTTGAATCCATGCTTTTGGGATAAACAAATTTGGGATCAAAAGATTCCCCATCATCATGAGAGACATAATCTTTCAGAGAATTGATATTCTCAAAATCGTAAATCTCTTTATGCTCTGTTCCAGGAGGACAAATCACACGAAGCGTTGTTTTCTTCCCAGGATTTGTTACCTGATCCACTCGTCCGCCGTAAACAGGATAACCCTCCATCTCCAGCATATAGAGTGCTTCATTCAGTTTCTCCTTGGAAATTCCAAGTTCACGTTCCACACCGGCACCAACATCAATCATGCCTTTTTCGTCAATTTGCTTTTTGATAATTTCAGCAGTTGTCTTAGCTTGGTTCATACGAACCTCAGAATTTTCATTCAAAAGCGAACGAACAGAAGAGTCGTTTGCGAAGCCCATTTCTTTCGCAATTTCATTTAAGCTCAAACCATCTTCTCGAAGAGATTTTGCTCTCGCCACATCCAGCGCACGACGTTCATCTTTTGCTAACGATTTCTGCGTACGGTATTGAGTGGTGGTTAAACCCATGGCTTTTGCAATTTCGGTATCACTCATACCCTGACTTTTCAGTTCATCCACTCGACTCAGAAAATCTCCACTATGCTGATACGGATTATCACCAGATCCCCACGGATAACGACCGGAACGGCGGGGCATTCCATAATGCATCAAAATTTCTTCTGCAATCGGATTCATAAGTTAGCCCTCCTGTTCTTTGATTTTGTTGATTACTTTGTCAAATGTGATGATCTTGTCCATGATGGGAACAATGGTTTCAGCCGTTGGATTCTCATAAAGAATCTGGTTGTTCTGATAAATCCGAAGTTCCATTTCAATGTCGGCTGGCTTGATTTTGTATTCCAAACAAAAAAGAGCAGCATATATTTCAAGCTGCTCCATGTGCGCGGGAATGACGCCGGTTTTTAAATCATGAATGCGAAGCATCCGATTTCGAAACGTAATCGCATCTGTTGTTCCAAAACAATTTTCCGAATAGAAAAGAGGTTGTTCGGGAACCATCTTGAAGCCAATGGCATCATTTACATACATATTCAATGTTTTCTGAGACTTTGGAAGTTTCTGCCCAAGTGAGATACACTTTGCAGCAAAATCGTGAAGTTCTGTTCCCTTTTGAGTTGCCAGAAATTTTGAATACGATTCTGCAACTTTGGATTCATCATAGTTGATCCAATGGTATTTACTTGCGCCAAGAAAGGCGTGTTGCCCTTCAAGAGCAGAATGCTTGTTGAAGATCATGTAACACTTCCTCCTTATTTTCAGGACAAATAAATCTTGAGAACGACATCTCGTTCATTCGTCCAACATAATATTCTTGGTTCGGTTGTTTCTTGGCGCGAACGCTTTTTTTACATTCTAAAGTGGCCCACTTATCGTTATAAAGAATCAGCAAATCAGGAATTCCCTGGATATGACTGGAATCCAGTTTTGTTACGATACAGCCTTTGAACATTCTTTTCAGTTCTTGAATCAATTTGTTCTGAAATTCGCTTTCCAACATAAGTGAGCCTCCTTTCTCCAAAATAAAAGAGAGAATGGCCATTTTAACCCTCTCTCTTCATAACAGTCGATGTATTTTTCGCGCGC